ATTAGATAGACACTACGGCCTATTAGAATTAGGTGAAGAAGCTGGTGTATTTAAGAAAGTATCTACAAGATATGAAATGCCTGATGGTACAAAAGTATTTGGTAAGAGTATCAATGAGAATCCAGACAAGTATTTTACAACAGAGGTATTAGATAAGATTGATGAACTCACAAAAAGAAAATTCACATACGGCGAAGACGAAGAATAAAAACTATACTTTCGTACAAAAAGAGGGCGAAGACTATACTTGCATAAAGTTAACCTCTGAAAAGTATGATGGTATAATTTTTAAATACGGTAATGTTGGTTTCGGCAAAGACGAGAATCCTGACGGAACATTGCCAATGATATTTGATTATGATATAATAAGAAATCCTAATAAAAAAGAATTAGGTGATGAAAAAGAATTTGTCAACCATATTGGTGACATATTATTAGAACTGATGGAGAAACAAATACAAGATGGTACAGCAATCATTAAGTGACAGAATAGAAACTACAATATTAAGTAATCTTTTCTTCAATGAAGATTTTACAAGAAAAGCATTACCTTTTATTCAAGCTGATTACTTTACAAATAGTGATGAACAAACACTATTTACAGAGATTGAAAAGTTTGTAGAGAACTATAAAAACTTACCTACAAAAGATACCATTCTTATTGAGCTTGGTGGTCGTAAAGACTTAACCGAAGAACAACTTAAAAACATAAAATTATTAGTTGCTGGTGCCAATAACACACAAGTAGATTTAAAATGGCTGTTAGACGCAACTGAAAAGTGGTGTAAAGATAGAGCCGTGCATAATGCAGTATTGTCCGGTATTAAGATTTTGGACAATAAAGACCAAAAGAGAACACCAGAGGCAATACCTGGTATTTTATCAGACGCCTTGGCAGTTAGTTTCGATAATCATATTGGTCACGATTATTTACAAGACGCAGAAAAACGATATGATTGGTACCATACAAAAGAGAAAAAGTTTAAATTTGATTTAGACTTCTTTAACAGAATTACAAAAGGTGGTGTACCAAGTAAAACACTTAACATTGCCCTTGCAGGTACAGGTGTTGGTAAATCTTTATTCATGTGTCATGTTGCCTCAAGCTTTTTAACACAAGGCAAAAATGTATTGTATATTACTTTAGAAATGGCTGAAGAAAGAATTGCTGAAAGAATTGACGCAAACTTATTTGATATCCCTATGGAAGATATTAGAGATATGCCTAAACAATTGTATGATAACAAAGTTGATAAGTTAAATGCAAAAACAAAAGGTCAATTAATTATCAAAGAATATCCAACTGCCTCTGCTCATAGTGGTCACTTTAGAGCATTGATTAACGAATTAACATTAAAGAAATCATTTAAGCCTGATGTTGTGTTTATTGATTATCTAAACATATGTGCTAGTGCAAGATTTAAAGGTGGTAATATATCATCTTATTTTTACATTAAAGCAATCGCTGAAGAATTAAGAGGTCTTGCTGTTGAGTTTGATATGCCTATCTTTAGTGCAACACAAACGACAAGAACTGGTTTTGCAAGTACAGATATTGGATTAGAAGATACATCTGAATCATTTGGTCTTCCAGCAACTGCTGACTTTATGTTTGCCTTAATGTCAAATGAAGAACTAGAAGCTTTAGGTCAAATGAAAGTTAAACAGTTAAAGAATAGATATAATGACCCTAGTATGAATAGAGCATTTATTGTTGGTGTTGATAGAGCTAAAATGAGATTGTATGATGTAGAAAACAACGCTCAGAATATTGTTGATAGTGGTCAAAAACAAGAAGACAATTATCCAAAACCAGAGGATGCTTACAGTAAGTTTAGTGATTTTAAAATTTAATTATGCCGTCAAAAACTAAAAAACAAAAGGTTAGATTTCACAAAGGTGATAAAAGACCTGGTGGTAAAGCTTTACAGGAGAAAGATTTGTACTATACAAAGAAGATGGTTAAAAAAGGTAAGAAGATAGTATGGCATATTATCGAACATCCTTCAAAACGAATAGTCAAAGAATGTTTTTTTGAAGAAGACGCTTCTGATTTTGTAAAGTTTCAAAACAAACACAAAGTTTGGCTAATCAATGGTGGTATTCCAGACTTCTTATGTTTTAAAGGCGAAAAAAGGGCTTGACTTCATTACCATACTAGTGTATAAATAGTGGTATGGCATTCAATATAGCAACCAGATTAGGTGTTCAAAAACATTTAAAAGCGACATTATACAATATGTCGAAACCTTACTTTGCAAAAATGCAAGAGGGTGCTTTTTTCTGTGATGACACTCCTGTTTCTTCTTCAAAAATACATACTGTAAAAGTATCTACAGCCAATTTCGTGGCTATCAAACCATTATTAAATAAAGATAAAGCAAAAGAAATTACTAGAGGTGGTAAGAAGTCAGCTGATGTTAACTTTGGTGTTGGTACATTAAGATTTTTAGAAACAGGTAAAGTTTCAGTTAGTGCCTCAGACGGACAAACAACAGCCAAACAAGAACGAGCTTCACTAGAAATGGTGAAAAGAGTTTTACAAGAAAACAAATCATACGCCACACCTCAAGCAATAGCCAAAGACAAACCATTCTTTGATAGATTGATGAAAGTATATCCTGAAATCAATGATGTTTGGTTACAAGGTCTACATGCACAAGGTGTTAAAATAAAATCCCTCTATGCAGGTTCTGGTTTTACAGAAATCAATAGAGATGGTGGTTTTATGGACTTCATCTCAAACTTAATTAGAACTAAATTCGGCATTAGCAAAAAAGACGCATGGAATCCTGCTGACATTTGGATGATTAAAAATGAAACAAAAGTCAGAGAAAAATTATTAGAGAGTGTTAGTGGTCCTAATCCTAGTGTCAGTAGATTGAATGATACTATGAGAATGATGTACAAAAACAAAACACTTGTAGGAGTATCACTAAAGGCTGTTTCAGGTAAGACTGCTAAATGGGAAAATGTAAATACAGTTTCTAATATACCTCAATCTGAACAACTTAAATTAAAAAGTATTAGAATGGATTTTACAAATAAGTCCGATGGTACATTAGGTACCTCAGATACAGTAATTACAGTTATGACAGGCACATCAGGTGCTAAGTTTCAGTTAAGACAAAACTCAAAAGGTTTTAATAACTTAAAGTTTGAACCTACAAAGATAGGTGCCACTTCAGCTAGACTAGGTAAAGTGCCGTTAGATATGTTAGCACGATTGTTACCAGAATATAAGATTACAAATTTTAAAAACAACTGGCGATTATATCCACAAACAGCTGGTGAGTTTAAAGATGTACAAAAAATATATGCAGATAGATTCAAAGCAATCAATGGTGATGTAGATACTGGTATTACCAATACACAGTTTATCAATAATATGACCAAGTCATTTAAATCATCTGACCAGAATAACGGTGTATCAACATCTAAATTACAACAATTGGATTTCGTTTATTATATTATGCAATTAAAAGCTAGTGAAAGAAACGAATTATTAACTAATATGTTATACCTGGCAGAGAAAAAAGGCGCTCAATTTGCACCTTTTGGCAAACTTTATTAAAAAAAGTGCTTGCCAAGACCAGCGGAATATGTTATAATACCCTTATTAAATCTTATAAATAGTATTATATGATTTGTTAATGGGTTTTTGAGTATTATATAAATGGATAAATTGGAGAACAAAAATGTTTAGTTTCAAAGGGTTTTTTACCCAGGAAAAGAATACACACCTAGAACACCTAGAGGACGATATAATTAATCGTGGCTCACAAGGTGGTGTAAACGCAATCAACTTCCTAAATTCAGTCAGAAATATGCTAGCCGGCAATGTCGGTGGTAAATTAAATATGTCTGTTAAATGGGATGGGGCACCTGCTGTATTTTGTGGTACTAATCCAGAAAACGGCAAATTCTTTGTTGGAACTAAATCAGTATTCAACGCAACTCCTAAAATCAACTATACACCAAACGATATAAGAAAAAATCATGGTGGTGAACTCGCTAACAAATTACAAGTGTGTTTGAGAGAACTGCCAAAATTGGGGTTAGATGGTATTTACCAAGGAGATTTACTTTTTACTAGAGGTGATTTAAAAGCCGTTGCCATTGACGGTGAAAAAATGATTACCTTTACACCTAATACAATCACTTATGCTGTACCAACAGATAGTGATATTGCTAGAAGAATAGCCAGAGCAAAATTAGGTATAGTGTTTCACACAAAGTATTCTGGTAAAACAATGTCATCATTAACTGCCGGTTTTGGCAGTATCAAAGGTCAAGGTCCTGCTTCAGTATTTTTAGCTTCAGCAGCCTTTACAGATACATCTGGTTCAGCAACATTTAATAAATCTGAACTTGCAAAATTTGACGCATTAATAAGAATGGCTCAAGGGTCATTATCAAAAGCAAAACCTATGTTAGATGAAATGTCTAAATCATCTATGAGTGACCAACTATCAGTTGGTTATAGATTAAAAACATTTTTCAATTCTTATATTAGAAACTCTAAACAAGGTATGGATAAAGTTGGAGTAATGCAAAAATCATTTAGAGATTACTATGAGAGTTTTATTCAAGCAGAAATAGATTCAAAGAAAACACCAAAAGGTAAAGAAAAGTATATCAAAGCAAAAGAAGACGGTTTAAGATTTATTGATAGAAACAAAACTGCTTTATATTTTGCAATTGCAAGTCATATTAGTTTAGCAAATTGTAAGAACTCTTTGATATCAAAATTAAATCAAGTACAAAGTATTGGTCACTTTTTACGAACACCTAATGGTTATAAAGTAACAGCACCTGAGGGTTTTGTTGCAGTTGACAGAGTTGCAGGTGCAATCAAACTAGTAGATAGATTAGAATTTAGTAGAGCAAACTTTACAATTGCTAAAGATTGGGTAAAAGGATAATGTATTACAGAGTAGAAAGTTTTAAACAATACTTCTTTGAAGCAATCAACGGACCTAAAATCATTATGATTGGTGGACCAGGTTCTGGTAAATCAACATATTCAGAATTGATGAAGAAAGAATTAGGTATCGCCCACATATACACAGGTGATATGATGAGAGCTTTAGCAAAACAAGATACACCAGACGGTAAAAAAGTAAAAGACTTATTATCTAAAGGTGAATTTGCACCTACACCGATTGTTATAGACGCAGTAAAGGAAAGAATGAAACAACCAGACGCACAAAAAGGTTATGTGTTTGATGGCTTTCCTAGAAATGTAGAACAGGCGAAAGCCATGGAAGAAAAAGGTATAGAATACGACCATGTTATTAATCTGGTTGTATCAGAGAAAGAAGTTGTTAAAAGATTAACTGCTAGAGGTAGAGCAGATGATAAACCAGAAATTATTAAGAATAGAATTAAAGTTTATCATAGAGAAACAGCACCTTTATTGACATATTACAAAGATGAAATAATAAATATTAAAGCAGAGGGTAGTACACCTGAACAAATAGCAAAAGAAATAGTAAAGAAAGTAACATGAAAACATTTGAACAAATAAGATACTTACAAGAAGGATTATATGACCCTAATATTTTTAAGGCATTTTTCCTTGCAGGTGGTCCTGGTTCAGGTAAAACATTTGTAACGAGAGCTGCATTTGCTGGTTTTGGTTTAAGAATGATTAACTCCGATAATGCTTTTGAGATGGCATTAAAAAAGAATAACTTATCTTTAAAAATGCCTGAAGACGAAGCAGAGGCTAGAGATATTGTTAGAGCAAGAGCAAAAGGAATGACAGGTACAATGTTAGACTTGTCTATCAAAGGTAGATTAGGTTTAATTATTGATGGTACTGGTAGAGATTATGATAAGATTAATCAACAAGTTTCACATTTAAAAGCTTTAGGTTATGATTGTTATATGATTTTTGTAAACACAAGTTTAGATGTTGCATTGGAAAGAAATGCACAAAGAGAAAGAAGTGTACCAGAATATATTACAAGAAAATCATGGCAAGGTGTACAAAGTAATATTGGTAAATTTCAAAATCTATTTGGTATGGGTAATATGGTTATCGTAGATAACAACGAAAGTGATAGAGAACTAACAACCCAAACTATGAACAAATGTTCTAAAGTAGTTAGAAGATTGTTAACAAACAAAGTTAAGTCATACACAGCAAAAAGATGGATGGCTACAGAGAGAAAATTAAAAAGAAGATGAGATTTAAAGATTTTATAAACGAAAGCATTATTGATATACCTAGAAGGACTTATGCGCCTAAGGTATTTGATGACGCTGACACTAAAAATCCTAAGATTAAAGCTAGCGTAAAGGCTCAGATTCAGGCTCAGTTAAAAGAGTTTGAGTCGGAGTACCCTATTCTTAAAACTTCTTTGATAGGTTCTATACTTACAAAACGATATAGAAATGACGCAGACTTGGACATCAATATTTTATTTGATGTACCTACTGACAAACAAGAATTAGAAAGATTAAGATTGTCTAAAAAGTATTTGTCTGCTAAGACTGCCGGTAATGTCCAAGGTAAATTAATACCTGGTTCTGAGCACCCTATCAACTTTTATTTTATTACAGATAAGAAAACATACGAAGACCAAAACAAAAAAGCTGACGCTGTGTTTGATATTGAAACAGATAAGTTTATAAAAAGACCTGAAGATTTTAGTTTTGATGTAGGTTTATATATCAAAGACTTTAATAAAAAAGTACAAGAATTAGATGTAATCAAAGGTGAACTAAAAAGAGATATTATTGATTATGACGAACTAAAAGAATTAAATCCAGATGACATTTTAAATCTACAAGATAGAATTAATGACAAGTTGGAAGAAATCGAAGATAGTATCAATGACATTATTAAAGTAGGTGATGGTGTTGACGCAGATAGAAGAGCTGCCTTTGATTCAGATATGACACCAGACCAAATACAAAAGTTTGGTATTAAAAATAGATTACCTAAAAATGTTATCTATAAGATGTTAGAGAAATACCACTATTTAAATTTCTACAAAAAATGTAAAAAGATTTTAGATGATGGTAAAGTAACAGACGCCGAGATAGATAGTTTAAAAGAAGCAAAAGGTAAATCAGTTGCATTTACATTTGGTAGATTTAATCCACCAACTATTGGACATGAGAAACTTATTAACAAAGTTAAATCTGTACCAGCAAATGATTACAAAATATATTTAAGTAGAAGTGAAGACCCTAAAAAGAATCCACTATCTCCTAGAACTAAACTAGATGTAATGAAAAAGATGTTTCCTTCTCATGCAAGAAACATTGAAATCAATACAACTAATATGATTTTAGATATATGTACTAAACTATACAATCAAGGTTACACAGATGTTAACATGGTTGTTGGTAGTGATAGAGTAAGAGAATTTGAAACCATCATTAAGAAATATAATGATGTAAAATCCAGACATGGATATTATAACTTTGACAACATCAAAGTTGTTTCTGCCGGCGAAAGGGATCCTGACGCCGAGGGAGCAACAGGTATGAGTGCAAGTAAAATGAGGGCTGCAGCTGCCAAAGGTGACCTTGCAAGTTTCAAAAAAGGTTTACCAAGAAACGCTGACGCAGAAAAGATTTTCAAAGATGTCCGAAAAGGAATGAACTTGGCCGCTAACTATTTGCATATTCAAAATGTTAGACCAATTGCCAGTATGGAAGAATTTGAACAACAACAAATAAGAGACCTTTACATAAGAGAAATGATATTTAATATTAATGACGAAGTTGATTATATCAAAGAAGATGTAAAAGGTAAAGTAGTAAGACGAAGTACAAACTATGTCGTACTAGAAGATAATAATAACAATTTACACAAAGCATGGATATGGGATTGTATTCCTATACCAGCAGACAGAGAGGTCCAAGTGAGAGAACATGATTTAGATGTTGACTATGGATTCGAAGCAGTATCAGAAATTAAAGAAGATTTAGACGCTCAACCACAAGATAGAGATGTTAAGAAAAAAGACGGCACACAGCCTAAAAAGTATTACAAAAACCTATCAAAGGATACAAAGAGTAAAAGAGCAGATTTCTTTGCTAAGAATAAAGACAACAAAGAAGCACCAGGCGATAAAGACGCCAAAACAAAACCAAGCATTCATACACAAAAGTATAAAAAGATGTTTGGTGAGATGAAGAAAGATTTACAAGACGCTTGTTGGACAGGTTACAAACAAGTAGGTATGAAGAACAAGGGTGGTAAACAAGTACCAAACTGTGTTCCAGAGAGTATGAGTGTTGAAGACGCAAGAAAAGTAGAAGGCTTTATAACAGATTCATACGAGATTGGCAAGGATTATGCTGACCATACTAAAGAAGTTACACCTGGTCAAGGTAAAGAAGTAAAGAAAGTAAAGGGTTTTATTGATAGAGAATCTACTCCAGATGAAAAAGATATAAAAGAATGGGCAAGTACAGATGAAACTATTGATAAATATAAGCTAAGATATAAAGAGGAATGGTCAAATAAACTTAAAGAAGTTGTGGCCAAGATGATTGAAAAACTATGAAGACTTTAAAAGAATACGAAAACATTGATAAGTTATGTGAGGAGTGTATCTTCGAACATGAACACGAGCCTTTAACAGAGGCAGAATATCAAGGTAAAAAAGTCACTTTGAATAATCCAATGAGAACACCAGGCGGACCTAAAAAGTTTGCCGTGTATGTGACAAACGAAAAAGGAAATGTGGTTAAGGTAACTTTTGGTGACCCTAATATGGAAATTAAAAGAGATGACCCTAATCGTAGAAAATCATTCAGAGCCAGGCACAATTGTGAAAATCCTGGTCCAAAAACTAAAGCTAGATATTGGTCTTGTTATCAATGGAGAAGCGGAGCAAAGGTAGACAACTAATATGGCATACAGACAAAGAATGAGTGACTTACTAGAACAAGTAAGAAACCCACAAATAAAAGAATCAGGACCTAGTGATTATTTAAAATCAAAGATGTCCGATACACAAATTAATAACATCAAAAAAACTTGGGCAATGAAGACAGCAAAAGATGTCACACCTGCCATTAAGAAGATGATTAAGGATTTAGATATTCCAACACAGCTTGCAATTAAACACGCAAACATTAATGTGATTTCTAAATTAGTTGAAGAAGGCGACCATGAAATTTCTATGGCACAAGGCGAACTCAAAGCTATCTCCGCAAAAGCTACTGAACTTGCTAATATGTTATCAACTAAATCAGATGAAACAGATGAATTAGAAGCTTGGGTACAATCTAAAATTACAAAAGCA